AATGGGTAATTTTAACACCGTCACCAGTTGGGCCACTTTGAGTAACCCCTAATCCAATACCGCTAGAGTTTGTGAAAGTTGCCGTAGTTCCTACGATAGCCCCAGTCATTGTGCCTCCAGCTAAAGGCAAATAATCAGCTCCGTTTGCAGGTGTGTAACCTAAAACCGTTGCAATACTTTTATTTTTCCATAAGCTAGTAGAAGATTCGTAAAATAAACCATCGTTATTAGCTTTTGAAGTGATTAATACATCGTGAAGCTCTTCTAATTCATAACCATTTTGAATTTTAACAAAGATAGAACCATTACCTCCCGATTTCTTGATTATATAACCTACTAAAACACTATTAGCAGGTGCTACCGGTTTTGTTTGAGTAAACGTGCCAGCCGTAGAACCTAAGTAAATTGCTGCTCCTTCATCGTAAGCATTTGTATTTAACCCGTGAATAATTCCACTAGTAGTAATAAATCCATTTGCCCCGTGTGCAATAGATTCTGTAACGACACCAAAAGTAACGCTTGATGTAGCTTCGGTTGTATTGGATGCTAAAGCCACGCTTGGAAGCTCGCCAGTTGAGCCAGTTACGTAAACTACTTGACCATCGGTTAGCGTTGAGCCTGTATTATTGTGAACTAAAACACGTTCTTCTTGACCTATTTGTAAAGTAGTATCTCCATCCCCATCAATTAAAGATACCGTTCTATTTGCGGAATCCCAATACATTGTACCTACTCCGGTAGGTGTACCGCTAGGAGTTGTATCAAATCCTAAATAACCTACCGTTGCACCATACTCGCCAAGATTTACATTACCCGTTGCACCTGTGTATGGCACTTTAGCATTTAACGCACTTTGCAAATCTGTTTGAGAGCTTAATGTTCCTGTAATTGCTCCCCAAACTGCGCTAGAATCCTTTATCTCAATGTAAGCTGAACCAGACCATCTATAAATTAAATTCGTGTCTAAAACGACATAAATCTTACCTGTTTCTCCTGTCACTGGAAGTGCTGAATAAGTAGCCACCTCTACTACATCGTCTACGTAGCTAGGTAATTGAGAAGATGGAACTTTTCCATCTACTAAATCTGCCTTTAAATCAAGGGCATCTTGTAAATCAGTTTGGTCTGATAAAGTACCTTCTATATCTCCCCAATTAACACCAAAGTTACCCGTTAAAGAGTTTATATTAATCTCTACTAAAGAAGGTGTTACGTTAAGCGTAATGTCCTCTCTATTGTCTATTATATTGACATCGATAATCTCATCCGTAGGTTGAGACGTAATCTCGATTAAATTGGTAGTTTCGGTAACTATGATGTCTATAATATCTTCCATTTCTTAGCGTGTTACTTCTGGTGTTACGTTGAATCCTCCTTTTACGTATGTCTTTACTTCGCCACTTGCTAAAGTAAATTGAATGTCATAAACGTAATTAAATACTTCAATGTCAATTATTTGAGCGTTGATTTTGAATTGTCCGCTAGTTGCGTTTGTGATTGTAATGCCAGCCGAAGCTACTGAGGTAAGAGACAAGACCGCACTTACGTCTGAGTAGCATTTACGAAGTTGCATTCGAATAGTTGCACCGGTTAAATCAATTGCTACCGAGTTCTTCTTTACTTCAAAAGCTACTTCGTTAAATGTATCGCCTTTTGTATGCGTGAAATTAAGAGCCATTTTCTATTTTGTTAAGGTAAACCTTTAGTTTTTTAATATTGGAAGCTTTAGGAGTGTATTTACCCCTAGAGGTACCAGCCTGCGCTAAAGGAGCTTTTGTCTGGGTACATATCTGCATTGCTATTCGTGTTATATTCTGGAAATGAAGATTGATTAAAACTCATATAATCGATAAATCGTCTAGTATAATGCTCAGCGATTGAACGCTCTTTCTCTACTAGGTAATCTACCTCGCTTTTTTCTACGTTAGTACTATTCTCGCTATTATGCTTAAATACCCCTTTACTTGCGATTGTATACGCTGCAAAGGGCAAGAACTCTACCATCGTCCAATGGATAACCATAGGCTTAATATACACGTTTAAAAGCATTGTATAAGAGCTATTCAAGTTAGCATTTACGATACCATCGTTAATTTTGTTAAATAACTTAGTACCTAAATATCCTTGTATATGCGTGTCTTGAGCTACTTTGACCCACTGAACGAATTTATCAACATCGAGGTTACCACTAATAGCGGTAAACTTAACAATATCCTCTCTACTTACAAATAAAGCTTGTGCCATTATTAACTTATTATAAATTACATATCGTGAGGCGCAATATACGCTCTCTTGTCTACCGTTGGTAAAATTTCGCCAGCCTTGCGAGCTTGTGCCGGGGTAATCTCTACCGCTCCTTTCTTTCTTGGGTCTGTGAATCTCTTATAAGTTTCTCTCGTCCAAAAATGCTTACAAGTCCCAAACTGAAACTCTTCGCTTAATTTACCGCCTCCCTTCCAAAGAAAAATATCGTAAGGAGCATTCGGGTTAGGAGCCATACCAAAGCCGGGATTAACATTCTTTTGGCTCATTTTATCTATATCTTCTTTACGATATAGTTTATTCATTTGCATCATTTTTTTACAAAATGCTCTTTCGGGAGTAGGGTTACCGCTATAACGATAACGAGAAATAAATAACTTACCATCTAAAGCAGATTTTAAGTCTGGTCTAGCCACTCCGGTAGATACCGTTGCTAACTCCCAAATCTTACTAAATACCGATTTTTTAGGATTGTTTAATAATTCTAACTCAGCGTTTAATTTCTCTTCTTCCTCAAGGCTTTCTACTACCCTAGAATCGATTAACTCCCACTCATTAAGGTCTAACTCTTCTCCATAAGTTTCTAGCTCCTCTAATTGAGAAGAAAGCTTTAAACCAGTTTCTTCTTCTACTTGCTCGGTATTCATTGCCGGATTCTGGTCAATAAATTCCAAAGGTTGCAAAGTCTTAAAGTAAAGATTTAGGCTAATAGAGTTAAACGCTAAAATCTTGTCGATAGCATCTAAAACCGTTCCTTGTTTAGGACGAATTACCATATTATCAAACAAGATAGAGGCATTCTTTAACTCGTCTGCGTTTGAGCTAAATCCATTGTTAGAAGGAATACCAAATAGCAAGCCACTAGTAATAGAGTGACCTAATAAAATCTTGCCTCTCGATTCTTCGCTCAAATATGTATAGTGAGCCGGAGCATCATTTAAAGGTACGCTATCAATAGTCGTTTTCTTTGTCTCGTCACTATTGAACGCTACAACAATTTTAGCACCGCTAGAACCTGCTAATTTACGCTTTACGTCTGCTGCAATTAATCCTTGTTTCTCTTCGTCTGGTACACCGTTATTGAAGTTAATAACTGAAGTAGGAGAAAACCCGTTTTGCACGTCATTAATTAAATAGTCTGCAATCTCTTCTTCTAACTTAGCATAAGGTAAAGCACCGATATAATCTACGTTAGAATAGTACTTTTGCCCTACACTATAATCTCTAACACAAAGAATCTCTAACGTTTTATCGCCATAACCAAACGCACTAATACGCTTTGGCACAAAGTTCTTAATGTCTTGCCAGTTATCAGAATAATAATACCCAGTAATTTCGCCTTTCTCGTTGCATTTCTCGGAGCGGATTAATTGAGCTGGCACGTGCTCTACTCTAATAATCGCATTTTTAGCCTTGTTGTAAATTACTTGAAAATATCCTTGACCTAAAAGCTTGTAGTCCGTAATTACGCACTTTAAAACCTCTGGTCTAAATAGCATCTTCATTTGTGCGTATTCGTTCGGCTTCTTATTTGAATCCGTTGCGTCCAAACCTCTACCATAAATAAGCTTATTAATAGAGTTGATAACCGAGTTATTAGTAGTCGAGTTATTGTATCTATCAATTAGGTATTTAAAGTATTCGTTGTCATCGCCAAAATTAACCCATGCTTCTTTATTAGACTCGATGGATTGAGGCGGTTTATGCGATTCAAAATTGAACACGTGAACGTTACTCATAGAAAATTATATTTTGGTCGTTTTGTACGTACTCGTCTTTATTAACCGAATACGTTCCTATTGTTTGATTGGTGCAAAAAACCTTATCTCGGTAAATTAACTCGGAGTCTTGCTTAATTGTCATTGTGTAAAAATGCCCTTCTTCTAAAGCTAGCACTTTTAAGAATGTAAGATAGTACGATTCTTGAGTACAAGTAATAGAATACTCGACCTCTACGTTAGTTGTTTCGTTTCTTAAAAATAGCTTATTGCCCGCATTTCTACGAGTTGGTACAAATCGCACCTCTTGAGCTATATTAGATTCTCTTAAAACTATCATTATGGTATAAACGTTAATTTATATGTTTTGTTTCTAAAACGAAAAAGGGGAAGACCTCTGCTCCCCCAATTTCAAACCTCAAACAACAAAACTATTAAGAACCTGATACAACCGTGAAGCCAGCTGAAGATAAGGTAGTAGTTAAGAAGTTAGCTGGTACTGGCTCTTGACCTGATAGCACTAAAGTGTATCCTGATAAGTCGCCCATCGCTGCACCTGTAACGATTGTACCTCCTGAAACCTCCATACCATGAGTTAAACCACAATAGAATAAGTTTCCGTTGTTATCTTCTACAATAACTTGAGGACGTCCGTAAGACAAAAGCTTAATTTGCTTATGGTCTACAATCGATAATTTTTTTAACGTTAAGTTTAAAGTTTGCTCGAAGAACGTTGTACCGTTCTCACGAGAAGAAGTAATAGTTTGCTCGAAAGAGCTATTACCTTTTAAGTCGTACTTATATGCACTAGGAGTACCTGTAACCGTAGCAATGGCATCCGTATTAGTAGCATCGTAAGTAACTCCCGTAGCATCGCCCTCGTTAATAAAGTAAACGGCTTTTAACCCTCCGTTACTTGTCTTACAAGGCTCAATTCTGCCTAAAGAAATATCACAAGCCATTTTGAATAATTTAAAAAGTTGAAAAATAAGCACCCCGAATTAACGAGGTGCTATTGAAGCTAATTAGTTAGCTGAGTTAGTGATTCCGTAAGTTACGATATCTTCTACCGAACCATACTGAACACCTGCAGTTAAACGCATAACTACACGTACGTTCTCAGAACCATCTACGTCTGCCATGTCGATAACTTTTACTGAAGAAGAATCCATGTCAGCAAGTACACCAGTACCGAAGAACAAGTTCTCTTTTAAAGTAGCGATTGCTGTGTTAGAAGCTAAACCATTAGCTACGAAAATCTTAACACCATCAAAAGAAAGAGAACCATTGTTGTACCATTGAGTTCCCATTGCGTTAGTACCGTTAGCACCTAAGCCAGAAGCAGCAAATCCGCCCAAAGCACGAACGTAAGCACGAGCGATGTTTTGAGATACGTAGATGTGTAAACCTTCTTGTCCGTAAAGAGCAGCTGGGATAGCATCAACAATCTTACCTAATTCAGCTACTACGTTAGAAGCAGTTACCGTAGTACCAGCAATCTCTTGAGCAGTTGGAAGAGAAGCGTCAGCAGCTAACAAAGTAGCAAAACCGTTGAATTCTCCAGCGTTAGCAGTTACACCAGTCCAGATGTTAGTCTCGTTCTTAGCAGCAACCTTTGCAGCTACGTGAGCTACTAAATAGTCAGCGAAAGACTTAGGAAGTACATCAAAAGCAGAGTATCCTTGCTCAGCAGATAACCAATCAGAATGGAAATCCTTCTTACATAATTGTAAGTTTACTTGGAATTCTTCAGGTTGTAAGATACGCTCAGTTAAAGTAACCGTAGACGTAGCAGTAAAATCACAAGAAGCATCTTTTAAGATTGCATCTGTAGACA